AACGCCGGGGCGCGCGTATCGGCCGCGCTCATAAGCGCCATAAACGGACGCGACTGATTTGGCCACGTCGACGTAGCATTTGCCGCCCTTAAAAGGGCGTTGCGGACAGTCGCCACAAACCGATTCGTCTTGGCCGGATTTGAGCGCGCGGTAAGGATGCACGTCGGCGCGGATGATAAACGTCTGAACCATTGCGCCAGTCTTGGCGTTACCGCTCGCCGTCTGTATCCGGTTAGCTATGACGACGACTGGCGCGCCGTCGATTGCGCTCGGCCCTTCGTACAAGATAACGCCGGTAAACCGATTGCGCTTTATGCTTTTTAGTAGGTCGTCTGCGTTGTCTATCATCTTGCTTCCTCTCTTATTGTGTGGATATGTTACGAATAAGACCGCGCATGTCAATAGCGCGGCCTCTAGTCTTATGCAGCGGTTATGAACATCACAGCGGCGCAACCATACGGCCGGAAGTCTATCATATCGCCGTATGATTCGACGCGGCCGCGCGCGCCCGTCAGACCTACCGCCGCTTTGGCGCGCTTCATTAGTTCGCGCTGATAGATCTTGTTCGCCTTGCTGTAGTTAGTCGCGCCATCATAGCCATAGTGCGTCAGCTCAGGCATTGTTATCGTTGCGCGCTTCACCCATGCGTAGTTGGCGTCGCCACCAAATGTGTCCGTATATTCGATCTGGTATTGCATCTTCGTTTCTCCCTACAATGTGGATATGTTATATACTCACGAATTGTGGATAGCGTCAAACATTATTTTACGTTGACAATTAAATAGTTGTCGGATCGTCGCGGATCGTCGTCGCGAATTGCCGGCTAACCCCAGGCGGCGCTTGGTTATCGTCGAATCGTCATATTTCTAGGTTGTCTGAATTTTATGGTAAATGTAAACATATATATATAGGACTGCAAAAAGTAACGCGCGACTGAAATCGTCATGGCAATCCGACGATCCGACGTTTTTTCGGCCCGCGTCGTCCAGGCGCAAACATCTTGCATGAACCTAAATCGTCATGACGATCCGACGTTTTGCTGGCACATGTTCGGACCTCTGATCGTCATGACGATCCGACGATCATATGTCAACTTAACGCAATACTTTAAGTGTACATTCAATGTAATGTTATAGCGTATCAGGTATGTAAACAGGGCGGGGGCTGGGCCGAGGGATCTCCTTTAAGAAATACGAAGGGTCTGCACGAACTTTTTTTTATTTTTTAAAAAACCATGCTAAAAGACTTTATGACGTTCGAATCTCTTCCCTACGAACCGCGCAAAATAGAGGCGACAGAGGCGGTGCTGGAGCGCATCTACTTAGCCGCGCGCAAAGGATTGAAAGGCGACACGCTTGCCTACGCTGCTGGCATGACGCCGACTGAGTATCGGAGGCTGGTGCAGTTCGACCCCATCGCGGAGTATGCCGAACAGAAGGGCCGCGCTGAAAATGAAGCCGAATTAGCGCAAGTCATGCAGACTGCTGCGCTAGACGGCGATACAAAAGCCGCAATGGATTTGCTTCGCCATGTGCATAAGTGGAGTGCGCCGCAATCGGTGCAAATACAGGTGGATCAGAAAATATCTATCACTCATGCTTTGGAACAGGCGAAAGCTAGGATTATAGACGGATTTGTGCTAGATAGTGCAGAGGCCGCCGATGGTGAGACATCAGACGGCCTCCTAACTAACCGTGAAACGGACGGCAGCTATGACACTAATTACCGCACAAGAAGTCCGGCGTCTACTGAACTATGACGCTGAAACTGGCCTATTCACTAATCGGGTATTTCGGGGTTTGAGAGCGCTAGAAGGCGCTAACGCCGGAAGTCTAACATCTGGCGGCTACATAGAAATTTCTATCCGTCGACGTAAATACGCCGCGCATCGTTTGGCTTGGCTGTATGTTTACGGTGAATGGCCTCGACATAACGTAGACCACATAAACAGAATAAAGACGGATAACCGCATTTCTAATCTGCGCGATGTAACGCAAATTGAAAACGGGCAAAATAAATCACTTCATTGCAATAATACGTCTGGGATCACTGGCGTAGATTGGCACCGCAAAAATAAACGCTGGCGGGTAAGAATACGCGTTAATTGGCAAAGTATTAACTTAGGCTATTATGTTAATCTATCTGACGCCATTGAAGCTCGAAAATCCGCCGAGTTAAAATATCACCCCTATAGGCCGCGATAATGCAAGAACCGAGATATGACGCCGACGGCGAAATGCGACTGATGGCGGCCTTGTGGTCGCCTCAAGTCGCCAACGATCCTTTGGCCTTTGTGCGAATGGCTTTTCCCTGGAAGCAGCCGGGAACGCCATTGGAGCATTTTGACGGGCCTAGAAAGTGGCAACGCGACATTCTCATCGACATGCGCGAACACATCAAAGCAAACGATGGGCGCATAGACTTTGAAATGTTCCGACTGGCCGTGGCGTCTGGCCGTGGTATTGGCAAGTCAGCTTTGGTGTCGTGGATCATCCTTTGGTTTCTGTCCACACGCATCGGGTCTACGACAGTTGTATCGGCCAACTCCGAAGCGCAGCTTCGGTCGGTCACTTGGTCTGAGCTGACCAAATGGTCAGCCATGTCGATCAACAGCCATTGGTTTGAAACAAGCGCCACCAAGCTCACGCCGGCTAAATGGCTGGCGGAATCGGTGGAGCGTGATCTAAATAAAGGCACTCGATACTGGTATTGCGAGGGTCGTCTTTGGAGTGAGGAAAGGCCAGACAGCTTTGCCGGTATTCATAATCATGACGGCGTGCTGTTGATATTTGACGAGGCAAGCGGCATTCCAGACGCTATCTGGTCGGTAAGCAATGGCTTTTTCACTGAGAACACGCCTAATCGGTTCTGGTGTGCGTTTTCTAACCCACGTCGTAATAGCGGAACGTTTTATGAGTGTTTCAATAGCAAGCGCGAGTTCTGGTCTACCCGCATAATTGATGCCCGCACGGTCGAAGGGACGGATAAAAACCTTTATGACCAGATCATCGCGGAATATGGTGAAGATAGCTATCAAGCCGCCGTCGAAGTGCGCGGCGCGTTTCCTAATGCGTCCGACGATCAGTTCATAGGGTCGGCGCTTGTAGACGCGGCTATGGAGCGCGAACGCTGGAATGACCCAACTGCGCCTATCATCATCGGCGTTGACCCGGCTCGTTTTGGGGCTGACTCGACGGTCATAGCCGTTCGGCAGGGTCGCGACATCATAGCCATCAAACGGCATAAGGGAGCCGACACGATGGGTGGATCGGCTAAAAGAGCAGCGTTATAAGATCAAGCCGGTCAATTTCGGCGCGGGGTCTAAGAACCGGGCGGCCTTCGGCAATAAACGGTCGGAAATGTGGAATGATATGCGGCTATGGCTTCAAACCGCGTCCATTCCTAAGGATAAATTCCTAAAATCTGACTTGACTGGCCCTATGGCTAAACCAGATTCTTCTGGCCGGATTTTCTTGGAGTCCAAAAAAGATCTTAAAGCGAGGGGACTCGCCTCACCAGACGCCGCTGACGCTATCGCCGTGACGTTCGCGTATCCGGTCGCGCACCGCGAGGCGCGGCCAGTGGACAATCGACCGCGCATGACCTATGGTGGCAACGCAGCCTCTTCAGGATGGATGGGACATTAGATGGTATCGCTGTCAGTAGGGCGGGGCGAGAAGCTGTCGACTAAGGCGGGCGCTGGGCTCACGGCCAAGGGCCGGGCTAAGTATAATGCCGCGACGGGCAGCAAGCTAAAGCCGCCGGCCCCCAACCCTAAGACCAAGGCGGACGAGGGCCGTAAGAAGTCGTTCTGTGCGCGCATGGGCGGCGTGGTCGCTAAGTCGAAGAACGCCGAGCGGGCGAAGGCCAGCATGAAGAGGTGGAACTGTGGCAAGTAAGCCGGGCCTCTACGCCAACATTCACGCTAAGCGCGCGCGCATCAAAGCCGGATCAGGCGAGAAGATGCGCAAGCCGGGCGCAGAGGGCGCACCGACCGCCAAGGCGTTCAAGCAGTCAGCTAAGACGAGGAAGAAGTAATGCCTCTAGTTAAGTCATCCTCTAAGGCCGCGTTTCGCACGAACGTGAAAAAAGAAATTGCCGCCGGTAAGCCGCCGAAACAGGCCGTAGCCATCGCGTATTCGACCAAGCGCGCGGCGGCTAAGAAGAAGAAATAATGCCGGTCAATGCGCTCGCTCCTGAACCGCGTAACGCCATACTACGGCCCTATGAGCCGTCACGGAAAGAGCAGATCGCGGCCTATCTGATGGGTAACACACGCCCGTCGCCGGAGCGTCGTCAGTTTGCGACGGGCATAGCCGACATATTGGGCTACCTGCCTGGCACAGGTAACGTGCTACAGGGCCAAGAGGCCGCCCGCGCCGGCGACACCAAGGGCGCGATCATGGCCATGCTGCCGCTGCCCGGCGCTAACGTCGCGGCTAGGGCCGAGCAGGCCATCGCGCAGGACGTGGCCAAGGGCATACGGGCGTATCATGGGACGCCACACGACTTCCCGCGCTTTGACATAACCAAGATTGGTACGGGGGAAGGCGCACAAGTCTATGGACACGGGCTGTATTTTGCCGAACATGAGCCTGTAGCGCTGCAATACCGGAATGAATTGTCATACCCAAAATATAAAGGCGCGACATTACAGGAACTTATGCCGCCATCCGCTGATGTCTCGAAAGTCAATCCGCAAAATGAGATTATAGCGGAAATCATGCACGACATAAAATTTGAAGGTATGTCGCCTGCCGAAGCTGTCTCTAAAATTCAGCAGACTCAGTTGAAATATGCGCAGGATGCAATGGAACGTTTTAAGTCAGCCCCGGCGCATATGAAAGATAAACGCGCAGGGTATGTGCAAAAATATATTGAAGGAACTAAGTTTGCTAGAACATTGAACCCAGAAGATTTTGTCCCCACAAAAGGACATATGTATGAGGTGAATATTAAAGCAAATCCTGAAGATTTTCTTGATTGGCATACACCTTTAGGTGAACAAAAAGCCGGAAAAGAATTACTTGATAAAATGAATCCTGAACTACGCGCCGAGTTAGAAGATAGATTAGATAGGGCCGGATACAGCCCAGACTTATCAGCTTTTAACGGCCAAGAGTTACACTCACTCCTTGTAAAACACACACATGAAAATTCTTTAATGCCTGATTTTATGGAGGGCGGTCAAAAAGAAGTCGCCGCGTATTTACAATCTCAGGGCATTCCAGGCATCCGGTATCAAGACGCTGGATCGCGTGGCGCGGCGAATAAAACATTCAATTACGTTGTCAATGACGACAAATTGGTTGAAATTATGCGTAAATACGGTCTAATGGGGCCAATAGGCGCTGGGATAGCGGCTAAGATACTGGCTCGCCAAGAACAGCGGCAGGATATGTAATGGCAAGTGATGATGTCGTAGCGGCTGGCAAGGTCAGCGATAACCCGGACGATGACCGTTTGGCCACCATGCGTCACCGCTTCACTGTGGCGCAGGCGGCCTACAGCGACAGCCGCGAGGACGAGCTAGACGATCTGCGGTTTATGGCGGGCTCGCCTGACAACGCTTGGCAGTGGCCGGCGGACGTGCTGGCGACACGCGGCGCGGTGCAGGGCCAGACGATCAACGCGCGGCCATGCCTGACAATCAACAAGCTGCCGCAGCACGTGCGGCTGGTGACGAACGAGCAGCGCCAGAACCGCCCTACTGCGCGTGTCATCCCCGCCGATGAAAACGCCGACCCGGAAGTTGCGGAGATCTTCGACGGCATCGTTCGTCACATTGAATATATGTCGGACGCCGACGTGGCCTATGACACGGCCTGTGACAACCAAGTCACCTACGGCGAAGGTTACATCCGCATCCTGACGGAATACACGAAAGAAGACTCTTTCGAGCAGGACATCCGCATCGCTCGCGTTCGTAGCAGCTTCAGCGTCTACATGGACCCGATGATCCAAGACCCGTGCGGTCAGGACGCGAACTGGTGCTTCATTACGGAAGACATTCCGAAAGCCGAATACGAGCGCATGTATCCTGACGCCACGCCTGTCACGGGCATGATGTCGCAGGGCGTGGGCGATCAAACGCTCAGCATGTGGGTCAGCCAAGAGACGGTGCGCGTAGCTGAGTATTTCTACATCGAGACGCGCAAGGCCACGCTGAATCTCTACCCGGACAACATCACGGCCTTCAAAGGCTCGCCGGAAGACAAGCGGCTCATGGCTGTTTACGGTAAGCCGCTACGCAGCCGTGAGAGTGACCGTCGCAAGGTCATGTGGATCAAGACCAACGGCTACGAGGTGCTGGAAGAGCGCGAG